AAAATGATTTGGGGTCAAGTAGCAGAGGGTTGGGTAATTGCAACAAAAGACGTATGGGATCATCCATTGTCAGTTGCAAGAGCAATTAAAAAAGATTTTGCTAAGGTTGCAAGAAAATATAATATCAAAAGAGTTCAAACTGCTGTAAGATCAGACTTTGATAAAGGTATAAGATTTGCAGAGTGGTTAGGATTAGAAAACGAGGGATTAATGAAACACTATGGTTTTGATGGTTCAGACCAATACAGATATGCGAGGATATTTTAATGAGTTTTGTATTTGATATTGCAGCAGGACAACAAATTTCTGCACTTGGTAAATATAATCAAAATGTTCAAAATAGAAATGCTCTTATAAGAGAACAAGAAGCTGAAGCAATAAAGAAACAAACTGAATTTGATATTACTAGATTTGATCAACAATTTGAAAGATTAACAGGAAGGACAAAAGTAGCTACACTAAAATCTGGTGTTCAGTTATCTGGAAGTGCTTTAAATATTTTAAGATATAATGCCGAACAATCTGAAATTCAAAAAGATGTTATGAATTATAATTCTCAAGTTAGACAGTCGCAAAAAATAGAAGAAGCAAATTTTGCTAGAATAACAGGACAAATAAAAAGACAAGAAGCAAGAATTGCTGAACTTGGTGCTTATGCAAGAGCTGGAGAAAGTTTATTAAGAATTGGAGGTGTTACATAATAATGCCAAAAATCCCTACATTTACATCAGAAGCTAGACCCACAGCAGAAGCTGCTGGAGTTGTTTCTAATATTGATATACCTTTAACTCAGACTATTGGAAGAGCATTAAGACCATTAGGTAAAGCTGCTGAAGATTATTATATAAAAGAAAAAGAAATAGAATTTCAAGTACAAGCTGGAAAATTAGATGCAGATGCAACTGTTGAAGTTTTTAATGCTGCTGAACAAGCTGAATTAAAAGATACACCACAAGAAGGTATAGATTATTTTAGTGCACAATTTGAATCTATACAAAATAAATATAAAGCAAAAGCACCTAGTAAAAATGTAGCTGATTTATTTAGTATTAACTTTTCTAAAAATAAAAGCACCTATGTAAATAATATTTTAAAATCAACAAGAAATAATTTAGTTACCACTAGAGTTGCTCAAGTAGAAAAAAAAGTTAAATCAAAAATTGCAGCAGCTATCTCTTCTGGAAATAATTTTCAATTTGATATTTTGGCTAAATCAATAGAAGAAGATTATCGTGGTTTAGTTAAAAATGGAATTATTGGTGAAAAAGATTTTAAAATTTACAGAGAAGAATTACCAGCTCTTATTGAAACAGAAATGGTTAAAAAAATTGCTGTTAAAAATGCTTTTGGAGCATTAAGTTTATTAGATGATAATAAGAATTTTCCAAGAATTCAAGGAGAAGCAAGAGATAAATTAAGAACAGAATTAAGAGAAATATCAACATTTCAAGGCAGAATTGTATCATTTCAAACTAATACAAGATTATTAGAATCTAAAAAAAAAATTGTAGCTGCTTTACAAGGTTCTGAAGCCGATAAATTTTTCGGAATAAATCCAGATCAAATTGATGAATATTATACAGGAGATAAAGAGTATGATGATCAGATTAATAATTTAAATAATAAAATTATTAATAATGAAATTAGTTTAGATAATAATTATTTAATAAATGATAAAATTATTAAAAAAATTTTAAATAATGAAATAAAGAATCCATTTCAAAAATTTAAATTAGCAGGAGAAAAAGATTCAAAAAGTATTACAGAAAGAATTGGTGATGGATCTGTTAATTTAAATGATGATAATTTTTTTAATAATATTTTTGAAACACAACAAAATCCAGAATTGAATAAAACTAATAAAAGATTTTTTAATTTTATAGATAAAGTAATACCTTTAATTGAAGGATCACCAAGTTCTAAATATTTTGATGAAAATTATAATAATAGATTAAGTTCATTTAGACAAGATATGTATGATAAATTTGTTAATGGATTAAAAAAAAATATTTCAATAGAAAAATTATTAGATCCATTATCTGAAAATTATATTGGCAAAGATATTTTAGATTATGCTCCAACAAAATCACAAGTAAGAGATGCTCTTTTAAGTTTTGCAAAAAAAGAACAACCTTTATTAGTTAATGATAATATTAAAAGACTTCCTGGAGAATCGGCAGATGATTACATAGAAAGAATTAGCAAACTAAAAAATAAATAAAATGGATCTTAACGAACAACAAAAATTATTAGAAAAAGGTGGCTTTAGCCAAGCAGAAATAACGGGATGGAAACAAGAAAAAGTAAAAGAACTTCAACAAGGTGGTTTTACAAATCAAGAAATTTCTGATGTATTTAAATTTGAACCAGATAATAAAGTTATTAAAGATTATGTTAATAAAATAACAAAAGATTATTTAGCACAAGATATAGTTATTCCAGAAGATGAGATGCTATATCAATCAAATTTAAATAGAGGTAAGCCAGTTAAACAAGCTGCAAAAGATATTAAAAAAACTTTAATAGGAGAAAAATTTGATGGAGATTATATTGCTGAACAAATATTAGGAACTAATCTTTGGAATCTAAGTAAAAGAGCTGCAAAAGGAGAAGGTACTCCAGAAGCATTAAAAATGCCAAGACCAGAGGATTATACTTGGACTGAGGAGTTTCTTTCAACATTAGGCACACTTGGTGTTGATTCTCCTGCTTATATTGCAAGTGCTTTGGTTGGTTTACCAGCAGGTAATTTAGGTGCTGGATTTACAGGAGCAATGATACCTACAACAACTAGAGCAACTTTACTTAAAGTTTTAGAAAATCAAGATGAAGGAAAACCATCTGATGTTATTAAAATATTATTAGAAGAAACTTTGCAAGAAGGTATTAACGAAGGTGCAAAATTTTCTGCATCACTTGCTTTACCAATGTTAAAAATACCAGGTGGTAAAACTCTAGCTTCTAATTATATTTCAAGAACAGCAGCTCAAATAACTGGTTATCAAGGAACAGGTTTAATATTAGATGAAGAGATACCAGATAAAGGAGAGTTTGCGTCTACTGCTTTATTATTTTCTTTATTTAATATTAGATTACCAAAAGCTAAAGCAGAAAAAAAAGCAAAACAAATTTTTGTTGATTATGGAAAAAAACCTACAGATGTAGCTTTAGATTCTGCAAAGAATAGAACAGTAAGAGAAGATTTATTATCAGACAATTTGACAGTTAGAGCTTACGAAATAAAAGGTGCAAAAAAAATAAAAATACCAAAAGAACAAATAGAGGTTACACAAAATCCAAGATTTAAAGATCCTATTGCAAGTAAAGCAGCAGAAAATATTTCTTTTGAAATAAAACAAATTCCAATTACAAAAGAACAGATTAAACAATCTGTAAAAAATGCAGCAAAAACTTCAAAGAGAAAATTTGTTATTAAAGCTATAGATCAAAAATATCCTGTGCTTGAAGCATTAAGAGAAGCTAATGTTAAAACAAAAACAGGAATTGAAAAATTAAATGTATACGAATATTTAAGATTACAAGAAGGTATGCAAGGAAGATCCGCACACTTTATAGAGTTTGGAACTCTTGATTTTAAAACACTAGCTGAAAATGGACCATCTCTTATGTCTATTGTAAAGCCATTTGTAAAAGATAAAACTGAAACAAATTTATTAAGTACATATCTTACAAACAGACACGCAATAACTCTTGCAAAAAGAGGTAAAGAATCTGGTGTTGATATTCCAAACGCAGAAATATTTTTAAAAAAATATAGTAAAGAAAAAGTTAAAGATCAAGAAACAGGTAAAATGATTACTTATGAACAAGCGGCTAAAAAAATAGATGCGTATCAAGAAGCTGTTTTAAAATATGCTGCTGATGGAGGACTTATAACTAAAGAAGCATTTAAAGCGTATAGAGAAATAAATCAAAACTATATGCCTATGGCTAGGGAACTTCCAAGACCAGGAGAGTCTGGATTTATTAAGGGATCAAATAATCCATTTAAACCATTAAAAGGATCAAAATTAAAAATTATAGATCCATTAGAAAGTATACTTAAAAATACAGATTACATTGTAAGAATGACAGAACTTAATAAAACTAAAAATGATTTTATAAATACTATTTTAGAAGCTAAAAAAAAAGATCCATTAGCTTTTGATTGGATAAGACAAAAAAAAGGAAACTTAAAACCAATAACAGTTCAAAGAAAAGAATTAGAAAAATTCTTTGACAAAGAAACTCTTAATCAAATTTCAAATAAAGGTGTTGAACAACTTTCCATATTTAGACAAGAAGCTGTTTATCCAGATGGAAATTCTATTTCTTTAAGAAATTCAAAAACTGGTAAATATGAAGTGTGGGAAGTTGGAGAAGATTTAGTTACTGCTTTTAGAGTTTTGGATAATCCAAGTATGAAGTTAGTAGCAAAGTTTTTAACAGCACCAACAAGAACTTTAAGAACAGGTGCAATCGTAACACCAGATTTTGCTTTGCCAAACTTTTTTAAAGATACAATGAACGCAACTTTTTTATCTAAAGTAACTTGGCTTCCTATTGTTGATTCAATTAAAGGATTATTTAATGTTGTTTTTAAAGATCCTAAAAGAGCAACTGAAGCATATAAAAGATTTTTAAAAAGTGGTGCAGCATTTAGTACATTAAGATCAGTAGATAGAACAAATTTTGATGCACCTGTTCATAAATTATTAAATAAAGGTGTTATGAGAAATGAATATTCAACACCTATATTAGGACAGTTTAGATATTTAACAGAAATTTCAGAAGAAGCTACTAGAGTAGGTATGACTGAAAAAGTTTATAAACAAGCAAAAAAGAAAGGTTTATCAGAAAGAGATGCTTTAGAGAGAGCTGGATATGAATCAAGAAATTTATTAGATTATGCAAAAAAAGGAACAGTTGGTGCAAGAATAAATAAAGGTGTTCCATTTTTTAATGCAAGACTTCAAGGTGCTACAGTAGCTTATGAAGCAATTAGAGATAGACCTAAAAAATTTATAGCTATGATTGGAATTACTGTAGTATTACCTACTTTCGCTGAATATATTTCTAATTTAGATGAAGATGGAGAGCTTGACAAAGATTATAAGGAACTTCCAGATTACATTAAAAATAATAAATATTATACAAAGTTTAATGGAAAGGGTTATTTTTTTCCAAAAGGATTTGAGGTAGGAACTTTTTTTTCTAACCTTACTACAAAGATTTTAGATTATTTAAGAACAAATGAAAAACAAGATTTTGATGTTTATGTAAAAGATTTTGTTAAAGATCACGCAAAAGGATATACTCCTATTCCAACATTTGCCAGACCTTTCATAGAAAATTTATTTGACTATAGTATATTTAGAGAAGCTCCGATATTACCTCCATCAGCTCCTAAAGATATGCTACATTCTTACTATTCAACAGAGTATACAAATCCAACTATAAAAGAATTAGCAGAAAATCTAGCTCAAATAGTTGGAACAGATAATTATTTTGCAAACCCAATATATTTAGAAAATATATATGATTCTTATACTGGTGGTATTGGTAGATTAGTTAAAGAATCAATTAATTCTATTGCAATTAAAGGTGGTATCATAGATGATCCTATTAGACCTTCTGATCCACTAACAAAAATACCTGGTATTAGAGTATTTCAAGCTAAAGATGTTTATGGCTACTCTAAATCAATTCAAGAATTTTATAATTTAACAAAAGATTACAAAACTGTAATAAACACAGTAGATTATTTGCTTAAAATAGGGAATGAAGAAGGATATTTAAAAGAAATAAAAAAAGTTAATTTTGATGTGATGGCGGTTATAGAAATAGAAGAAGAAATGAAAGATATAGCTACTGATATAAAAACTATATATAATGCTAAAATGAAGGATGATGGTACTTTATTTACTCCAGAAGAAAAAAGAGATTTAATAGATGACCTTTATAAGGTAAGAATTGGTCTTGCTCAAAAAGGTGTGCAAATTATTAAAAATGTTGAACAAAAAGAGAAATAGTATATAGAGAAACTAATATGACAATATCTTCAACTACAGTAAAAAATTCATATTCAGGTAATGGAAGCACAACAGCTTTTGCCTATACATTTAAGATATTTGCGAACACAGATTTACAAGTAATAATTAGATCATCTACAGGAACTGAAACTGTCAAGACTTTGACAACTCATTATACAGTATCTGGCGTAGGAGATGCTTCAGGTGGTAATGTAACA